CATGTATCGATCCTCTCACGACAAACGCCCTCCCGGCGAAGCCGGAAGGGCGTTGGTCAAGGTGTTGGTCAGGCGTGTTCTCCAGCCGCCCACGCGCTGCCAGTCCAGTTGGCCTTGGTCCCATCGGCCAAATTTACGAACTGACCTGTCGTCCAGGCCGTAGTCGGGACCGCCGTAACACTGGACAGACCCGCCAAGTTGGCCGGGTTGGCAGCACCTGCTGGCAGGTAGTGCCCAGGATCGCCAGCCGTCGCGCTGGTAGCTGCGATGACCGTCCCAGGCTTCCGACCGAACTCCCAGCTGTTCGAATCCCAGTACGCCTCACTACCATCTGCCAGCACCACGTACTGCCCTGTAGCCCATGCTGTAGTATTTCCAAGGGCTCCAAGATCCGTCAGAGCACCCAACGTGGCCGGGCGGGTGGCGTCCACCGGGGTGTAGGTGGCCGGAGCACCAGCGGTGATCGCGGTGACCGGGATACCTAGGTTGGTGAAGCAGCCCTTCAGACCGATCGGGGCCGACATACTCCGCGCATAGAGGTACGGACGCTCGGTGTAGGTCGGGAAGCCCCAGTCGAATGCCCCAGCCGCAGGTGCGGGGGAGACATCCGCCAGATCAAGGTTCGGACCACGCCCGAATGCAGCGTTGCCGCCACCCGTCCCAGCGAAAACCGTTGCCAGGTTACCGTTCTGCAGAACCCTGTCCCCGTTGAGGCTGTACTTCTGGTACGGGAACACGTAGTGCCAGTACGGAGCGACGTTCGCAGCCTTGCCCCCGACGACCGCCTGAGCCCAAACCTCAACGGCGACGCCGTAGGGGTTGGCCTCCACACCGATGTGCTCGGCAGCATAACCGGCCGCGACCTGATCTCCACTCTGCGCACCGACAGGTGCCAGGTTGGAGTTGAACTCCGCCTCCAGCACCTCACCGCCGACCAGCAGTTGCGTGAGAATCGGGTCAGGATCACAGATCTCCAGGGAGCTGGTCACGTTCTTCAAGGTGTCAGGCATCTTGAAGTACGTGCAGACCTCACCGGCCGCGTTCTTAATCTCGATCTCATCCCCGGTGGAGTACGCCGGGGTGAAGGTGAACTGGATGAAGCCTCCGGAGAGGTACACATCGCAGCTCGTGCCGACGACGGGAGCACCGTCCGCACCCAGCCGGGTGACCCGGAGCGCGAGGCCCCGGACACTGGCTGCGTTGTCCTGAATGTATGCCATGAGTCCTTATCCCTTCTGAATGTTGTTGTGAGAGAAGGGATCAGCCTGCGATCGGGCCCTGGGCCTTACCGGTGACGTCTACCGTGGAGGTGATCCACAGAGACTCGCATCCGATGTTGACCACGGACTCGAAGGTTTCGGAGAACTGCATGTAATCGTTGACCCGCACCAGGCCGGAGTCACGAACGATGCCCAGATCCAGGCTGCCACCGTCCAGGTGCAGCCACGTTCCCTCGGGGAACAGTGCCCATTGCACGCTGGTGGGCCATGCTGGGAGCGCAGTGGTGGCTTCGGTGAAGAACCCGCCGCCCAGGGTGACCGGGGCGCTGGAGTCCAGTGCCCAGGTGACGTTGATGTTCCGCTGCGCGAAGAACGACTTGACCTCATCCTCGGAGATCCCGAAGAAGTTGGCCGGGGTCTGGCCGCCGGTGAACTCGCCCTTGACGATGTCGCCGCGCAGCAGCTCAACCACCCAGGACGGGATGATGGCCCGCAGCGGGACACCCTTGATCCGGTACCGGTCGCGGAAGTAGATCGCCGCCCGCCCGATGGTGTCCAACAGATCCCGGACAGCCCCAAGAGGGCTGCCCGCATCGGTGATGGCCTTGGAATCGGCCTTGATCTGCGCGAGCAGCGCACTGTCCGCCAGCCGGGCCTGCGCAACAAGCGCCAGCTTGTTGTTGGCCACAACGGTTTCCGGGAAGATCCGGGACTGCAGCACCCCGAAGGTCAGACACATGGTGATCGCCTGCAACTCGGCGGTATCCTCCGGCGGGCAGTTGATCCGTGCGCACACCTTCCAGGTGCTGGGCGTATCGATGTCCGCAGCTTCGTCGTCGGCACAGGTCCAGAAACCGAGTGCACCCTGCAGATCCGCCAGCGCCGGACCCTTGAAGAACCGGATGCCGCCGCGCTCAGCGCGGAACGATGGGAGGGAATCCCGGACCGGGCGATCGGTGACGCCGCCGCAGTCGAACAGGTCGTAACGAGTGACCAGCGGGGCGCAGCAGCCACCGGAAGCAGTGATGGACTCCGGGGAGATGACCTCTTCGATCTTCTCCATGTTCTTGAACGGGTCGTTCATACCCAGGGTGCGGTCCTCCGGGGCATCGGAGAGCTTGATGCTGGCGACCAGTACCTGCTCACCATCTCCGCCGTGGACCCGGTTAAGTGCCTTCAGACGTCCAGCGAACGCGTCCGCGAACTGGCGGGCATCAGCGAATTCCTGCCCGACGTTGATACCGGAAAGGTCAGCGCCAGCGAAGACCTTTGCCTCCCCCGCCGATGCAACGATCGGCGCGTTGCCCCTGGGGACGGCAACAGTTCCACTAGCGGCCACTGGGGTTCCTTCCTGTACTTCGACGGGTGCTTCCACGACCGGTGCCGGTGCGGGAACTTCTGCGGGAGTTTCTGCCTCAACGGCGACCTCTTCCACAACGGCGGGCTTCTCTTCCGCAGCCGGGGCGGCTGCGGGCTTCTCCACCACGTCCGATTTTGCTTCCGGAGCGGATACGGGAGTCTCAGCGATCCGGCGGGAGACGTCGGCGCGGGCAGCTTTCAGGTGCTTGGACAGCGCCAGCAGTGCGGCGTCGTCATCGGCTTCGTCAGCCTTGTCGAACTCAGCGAGCAATTCCTCTTCGAGGGTGTGCAGTTCGCCGTTCGTCAGCTCAGAGATCCTTGCGATCTTCTCTTCGAGCGTCATTCATACCTCCAGGGACAGTGAAACAGGGGCCTTGGAGGTACCGGCCTCACCGGAGTGGTCACGGAGAGTGTCGAGCGCTCGTTTGCGAAAGTACACCGTTGCCGGGAATAAAGAAAGGCGGACCCGAAGGTCCGCCTCTCGCTCCCGAGCAAGGAGGGCCGCTGAAGGCCAAGATCAAGGTACCAGGTGGATGAACCCACCGTCCAGATCCCGTTGCACCAGACCGTCAACAATTCGGATTACCACGTGGGACGTCACTGAGACCACTACCGCAGACCCGGGAGACACGTGATCCGGTCCGGCGAACAGCCCGGTGAGATCCCCAGTTACGTGATCCACCGTTAACGGAATCCACGTCCCGGATGCCTCCAGTTCTACGGCAGCCGTGGCAGAACTGGACAGACCGGTACTACTCCAAGTGATGTAGTCCCGATCATCTCGATCAAAGGCCACCCAGCGGGTTGGCCCGCACTCGCGCATTACCAGCCCGGCGTGCTGGGCAGCAGCTTGGTTAGACCGAGCTTGGCTGCCGCCGCCTTGATGTGGGCGATGGTCTTGGCCCGGTCCCCGGGCTTTGCTCGGCCAACAGCCTGGATGGCGTCCTTCAGGGACGCGGCATCCTTGATCGGATACCCGCCGCCCTTGCGTTCCGTCTCAGGGATCTTCTTGTCCGTTCCGCCCGCCTTCTTCGCTGCGTTCTTGGCGAACTGCGGAGGCAGAGTTCCGGCGGTAACGCCATCCCCGTGGGCTTCCCGGCGCAGCCAGTCCCGGCGGATGGCCTTGGCGTCCGCGCGGGCACGGGCGACCTCTTCGAGGTCCAGCTTGTCCGCAGGCTCCGGCTGGACTTCATCCGGGTGCTCTTCAACAGCAGCAGCCGTAGCCTCTGCGACGGTCTCCTCCAGCACCGGTGGCTCCGCAACAACAGCGGTAGCCGCAACGGTCTCCGGTTCCATAACTGCAACAGGAGTCTCTCCTGTAAAAACCTGGATTTCGGGTTCTGGGATAACAGCAGGTTCCGGAACCGGCAGTGCGGCCAGCCGGTCTTCCAGCTGGGTGATCCGGTCCAGCACAGCGGCATCGGCCAGCATGGACATCCGGCGTTCGGCCAGCGGCCGGGATCCGGCGGCGACCAGAGCCAGGATGGCCCCTCCGGCGGCGAGTGCCTGGGTGCGGACGTTCATGAAGCCGGGGACATTTACCGAGCACGCGGCGACCAGTTCAAGGTTGCCGTTGATCATCCGCCAGTCCCCGGACGGTGGGGAGGCGCGGAACGTGCGGATCTGGGATGCGGTGACCTCCGGCCGCAGGGATCCGGCCACCCAAATGCCGTAGATGTCTTCCCCGGAGGCGACGTCAGCCACGGCGGACTTGGTGTCGTCGTAATGCTTGACAGCCTCCGCTGCACTGGCGTGCATCGGGGCGTGACCACCGGCCAGGGTGATCTGCCCGACGTTGACTTTTTCCCCTTCGGCCGTGGCCAGGATTCCGGTCCGGTAGTAGGCGTAGTTGGATGCGCTGTGCGGTGGTTTCACCGAGCCGCCCATGCCGATGTGGGTGGCGTCCCAGGTGGCGATGTGGCCGAACACCCGGCCGTCGTCCGCGATCTCCATCGGAGTCGGGCCGGTCAGCTTGGGGTCATCGAACCAGGACTTCGGCGGAGCTACGGGGAACCCTCCGGCGATCAGGGTTCGGAACACCCCGGTGTCTGAGTCCTCCACCTCGCCGTAGATCCCGTCTTTCAGTGCGGCTTCTGGCATGTCGGAGTTCCCTTCAGATTCACCGGACCACTGGCCGGATTGCAAAGATGCTACGAGATCTTCCTCTATAGAAGCACTAGCATGAAGGCGACTACGCCCGTTTCCGCCCGGATTGAACCTGGAACCGGTATAGACGCCGTCATTCCTCTTGTGCATGTTCTGGCAGTAGCCCTTGGCTCGCAGTCCCAGGTACTTGCTCAGGTGCCGGACGCACCTCTTCCAATCGCCAGGGGTGTTCCACCGGATCTTGGCCCCGCCCCTGCCGCCCGTGGACCAGTACCGGCGGAGTTTCTCCGCCCGGGGATCCGGAGAGGTATAGGCCAGCAGCGTGCCGCTGGCGGTAAGCACTGCTTCCAGTGCTTCATCGTCCAGTTCGATGGCCATCAGGGAGCCGTCTTCGTCTTCCCAGGACTTCCACTCACCGTTCTCGTACGCTTCGGTGCCGTCCGCGTTCACCCTGACCACCCGCATGACCGCACCGGGATCATCATCGTCAACCAGCGCGAAATTCACCCATTCGCCATGGGGGGTAGGAGCACTTTCGCCACCTACAAGGTCAGTGAGCGCGCTGGCCGTTACAACCTTTGCAGGTGGAAGGAACGCCATCGGTTCGCAGTACTTGCGCAGCAGCCCAGACGCGCCAGCAGTGAGCGCAGAAGCAAGATCAGCAGCGATGTCAAGGGTGATCAACTCCAGTTCCAGACCTGGTTCCCCTGTCCAAGGTTCCCAGATCCCGGACGCGGCCAGCCGCTCGAACTCACCCTCCCCGGCCCGCTTGATCAGCCCGACCAGCAGGTCTTCGTCCTGCTTGTCCGGGAGTCCGTAGAAGCCGGTGTCTTCACAGTCGGTGCAGCCCAGGGTTTCGGTGGATTCCTGATCGATGGAGGAGACCAGGGATTCCAGGGTCTGCTTTGCCCAAGGGACATCGCCCATGGCCATCAGGTCCCAAGCGTCCGGCCGTCCGGCGGCTATCCGCTCCGCAAGCGCCCCCTGCTCCTCTCTAGCCTTGTGCCGGATGGACCGTGGAGGCATGAAGGTCCGGTCGTGCCCGGACATCACCAGTTCAACGGTCATGGGGTACTCCAATTAGCAGGTAGATATTCTGAAGCACCTAACGCAGTCGCTCGTTTGCTGATGTACCACCGGGCGTCGGGCACTTGATTTCCGTACCGAATACCCAGGAGTAGATCCTCTCGGCAAGAGATCTCCGGAAGACTGTAGGCGGAGGCTGTGACAGGAGCAGGCGGCTTCCCATGGAGGTCGTAGTTCTCTTTCGTCTCTCCCAGCCACAAACCGAGACGATCGAAGGTGATCGTCTCTGGTGGATCTTCCAGGATCCCAGTGTCATAGCTGATCGTGAGATGAGGTACCCAAGTAGGGAACTGCTGACCACTTTTCTGGGCCATTTCAACAGCAGGATGCGCACACAGCCAGTCCCGTAAAGACACCAGCTCCGAGCTTTCCAGCAGTACCACACTGGCTTTGTCCGTACCGAGTAGCGCCACTCCGGACACTTTGACCGTAAATGGTTCGATCTCATCTGCGGCAATGGAGGCAGCCTGTCGTAGGTCATCTTGCAGCATCGAAGGGAGATCAGTTACCTCTCCGAAGTAAGTCAGAGTGCAGTGTGCGACGTCTTCCTGGGAGATGTCGTTGATGGCATCCCCGGCACTGGGGATAGCCACGAACAGGGCTCCGGTATTGGCCACCTACTTGACCCCAACCTGCTGAATGGCCTTTCGCTGGGGGTCCTGCTCTCCCTGGTCCTTACTGGGCACAGCCTTCAGGTTCGGTGCTCCGGGCTGGGCTGCCTTCTCCTGAGCATCAGGGCTCCACGTCTGTGGCAATCCCTTCACCGGCACATCCTTGATGTCCAGGATGTTGCCGAACACCTTCTCCGCCATCGCCTGCAGCACGTTCTCCGGCAACCTGGACACATCCGCCATCATCTTCCAGATCAGGTCCGTCTCAGACGGTGCATCGGACTCTGCGAACCCATGCTCCCTCCGCCACGCCTTCGGGGACAGCAGACCACGGTCCATACCATCATTCGCGGACTGAGCACTATTCGGGCGGGTGACGATCTCGGAAGGGTCGTACCAGATGACCAGTTCTTTGATCTGGTCGTCGGTGTAGCCCTTGGCGCGCAGCACCGGCCATAGGTAGACCGACGTCAAACTATCTGCCAGCACCAGGGCCAGTGGTTCGATATTGGCCTTGTACAGGTCTTCGTTGATCACAACAGCGTTGGAGTACTTCACCTGCGACATGCCCTTGATGATTTCCTTGGGCACATCGATCCCCTGCAGGATCCGGTCCAACGCCACTTCTGCTCGCTTGACCAACCACTCATCGGAGGTCCGCTCAAACGTCACGTGACGAATCGCTGCACCCTGGTCCGGTGGTCCGACCAGGATCAGTGGGACGACGCCACCGGCGGACGCTTCATCACCGATGGGAGTGACCATGGCGTCCATCAGCTGGGTGACCATGTCATTGCCGGGGTCCTGCTGGGCCATCGCGGCCAGCCCGGAAATGTCATCACCTGGCTCTTCCAGTACCGGCTCACCGGTGGGACTGGTCCGAGCGGTGGTGATGCCATCAGGAACGAACAGCACACCAGCGTTCATCCGCGAGCGAGCCGCACCACGGGTGAGCCGTTGACACAGCAACAACTCCTCCACACTGTCCGCGACACCGACCATGGACGAGTCTGCGTCTTCCCCGTACTCGGGGTCCTGCCGCCACATGCGGGCGATGAAGGTGTCATTCGGGAGTTGCCGTTTCGGGCCTCCGCGCCGGGAGATGTAGGTGGCACCGGCACCGGTCACCACAACTTCACTGATGCTGCAGATCATCCACTTTTTGGTTGGCCTGCCGTCGTCGTCCACGTCCGGCATGTGCACGAGGTAGCACTCACCGGGGACGGACAGATTGAGGCTGAACTTCCGGATGAGACTGGGGAAATCCTTCCCGGTCAGCTCGTTCATGGCTTCGATGGCGTCCTGGATCAACTGTTCCGGGACCCGGACTTTCGCTTCATTGTCCAGGGCACCAAGATCAGAGGGACTCTCGTTGGCGTCGTTGACGATGGCCGGGTAGAGCCGGACGCGGCTCAGCAGGCTGCCCAGCAGCCCGAAACCGTAGTGCACCTCCCCGACCCTCTTGTACCCGATCCAGGCAGCGGTCTGCCATTCACTGAAGGTGCGGTTGATCTGTGCGGCTTGGGGATTTCTCAGGTTGATCCGCTCTGCAGAGGCGGTGATGGTGCGATGCTGGTTGTAACTCGCCGCACGCGCCCGGCGAGTTGGCAACTCTTCAGCATCACGCAGAAACAGACCCATGCGGTGCAGCGTAGCTGCGGGACACCCTTATGGGCGAGTGCGCTGGTACCGCACTGATGGTAGTCCGTAGGTTTTGTCATTCTTCAACGAAGCTGCGGCGACGTCCGAGCGAGGCACGGTCTTCAATGTCACGCCCGGCCAGACCTTGTAGTTCTTGATCAGCCCGCTGCCGCAGGAACCGCAGCCCCGGTCCGTTCCGATTTCATACTCCCCGACTTGCCCGCCCCGCAGTGTGGCCTGTGCAGTTTGGTCCTTGGTCATCGGGATGTCCACCCGCTGCACGTATCCGCCCACGGCCCAGGCCACTGTCAGGCACCGCTCGGTGACAACGATCCGCCGCCGGACGCCGTTCTCAGGGACACCGGGAGGGGTGGGGTGGATGAACGCGGGGAAAATATCTGCGTGTAGCTCGACTACATCCCCCCTGGTGTAGATGGGATCGGTCATCACCGCTCCAGTCTCTTCAACGCTGCTTCTGTGAGCATTGCGGCTTCGCTGAGTGCCAGTATGCGCAGAAGCAGTCTGCCGCCAGGCACTCGATCCGCGACCAGTACTGCTGCTGCAGCGTAGATGCTGGCGCACTGTCCGCAGTTGAGCATGTAATCAACGCGCTCGCGGAAGCTGAATTCTTCCCGGCCCGCCGCCCACTCGGATACAGCGATCCGTAGGGGTCTGGTGATCTCATCTTCTACGACCAGCTGTGTCAGCCGCCGCGAGGCGAGCGCGAGCACGAGTGGATTCGACAAGGGCCCTGATTCCTTCCAGAAGGGTGAGAACGAATGCGGATCCGAGTAACACCGCACTGATGACCGGCCAGAAGTAGGCCACTGCAACGGCTACGGTGCTCTCCAAGATCACGATCCACGGGAGCCAGCGGACCTTCTTCAGCATTGGCAGCACACCGCGAGTATGCCATGCTCGCTCAACGACTGGTTTGCAGGAAGCAACGGCAGCCGATTCTGTTGCCGATGTCCGCCGCCGGATCTCCGGGGAACAGCAGCGTGTCCCCGTCCCGAGTGTGGAAGGACTCCCCCAGCGAGATTTTGACACCCTCCAGTTCTCGGTGTGTGTCCCGGACATGGGAGTCCCGGCGGGTCCGCCATGTCTTGTACCGCCAGCCTGCGGCTGCGGCAA